ACAACCAAAAACGAATTAAACTTGGTTTCAAAGGATTGAGCCCAGTACAATACCGAGCTCAATATTTAAGTTAACTAACCTGTCCTACTTTTGGGGGGCAGATCACTTTTATTTGATTACTATGCTTATTTTTTCGATTTTTTCCATTTCCAGAAAAGAAATAGGGCAAGTAAAGCGATAAGCACATAAATCACTATTTGACCTTTTTGGATTTGAGCATGTAACCAGTCTAAATTTTTTGCGCCAAATTCGCCTAAATAAACCCAAATTGGCACAGAAATAATGGCAGCACAGAAATCAATTAAGACAAAACGTGTGTAACTTACGCGGCGAGTGATGCCAGAAACCATATAAATTGGGGCACGCAAACCGGGTAAAAAACGTGCGACAAATAACACACGGTTGCCATATTGGCTGAATTTTTCACGCACCATTCTTAAACGTTGTAATGTCACGATTTTACGCATTGGGCGGAAACGTAAAATTTTTGTACCATAAATACGACCAAGCCAATACATGGTCGAATCGCCAGCAAGTACACCAATCATACTGACGAGCAACATTAAATGTGAATTAACGCTTTCTGGATAAAGTCCCGCAATGACACCGCCAGAAACTAACGTGATATCTTCAGGAATCGGCACACCAAATCCGCAAATAATTAAAACAAAAAGAACAGCCCAATAGCCGTACTCAGTAAAAAATCCAATCAGAAATTCCATAATCTTCCTACTTTATTTTTTAATGAATATCGTAAAAAACTGCTAAGCATTCTAATCTTTTCAGGGTAAAAAGCCTAGAAAAAGTTTGCTTTGAAAAGAGGGATATTCTATAATTCGCCGTCTCAAAGCATGGCTCAATGCTTGTCTTTGAGAGCAATATTTGGAAAATTGCTGGGTCGCCTGCAATTTTCTTTCTTTTAACATTAATTTAAAGAGAACATTAAAATGGCATTTAAATTTAACGCTGAAGTTCGTACAGCGCAAGGTAAGGGTGCGAGCCGCCGCCTGCGTCACAATGGTCAAATTCCTGCAATCGTTTATGGTGGCAGCGAAGAGCCAGTTTCAATCATCTTAAACCACGATGAATTAAACAACGCGCAAGCACATGAATCTTTCTATTCTGAAGTGATTACTTTAGTGATCGGTGGTAAAGAAGTTGCAGTTAAAGTACAAGCAATGCAACGTCACCCATTCAAACCAAAATTGGTTCACATTGACTTCAAAAGAGCATAATCCAGTATTTACGCTATCTAAAGTCAATTTTAATTCCGAAACCTTTTCTTATTTTTAGGTTTTAAATTTTAATAAAATCAATGAGTTTCAAAAACGTTTCGGAACGTGATTTGTGACAAAAAAAGGCCCTTCATTTGAAGAGCCTTTTTTATTTGGTTGGATTGAGTGGTTTTTCTTTTCTGATGTAATGTTGAGTGGTACGTGCAGAAGTATGGACAAGTTGTTTTCTTGCTCGTTCATCATCAATCATTAATGAAAGGTCTGTTGCTGCTTTCGCGCGAAGATCTCTCAATTGTACTTGGTTGATCTCTTCGGCTAGCTCTTTATATTTTCTTGATGCCGCATTACGGGTGTCTTTGAAATAATCTGTAAGCGATCTCCGCTCGAGTTTTCGCCCCCATTTATTCGTAAACAGAAACTGATTTTCTTCAGTGATCCGCTTGTCGATAATCTCTTTTAGTTTACCTATAACTTTAATCGCAACACGTTTACCTATTTTTTGCTGTGTAATATGCAGTAAATCGTTGTAAATGTGTGAACTATGGATTTTTACCACGTCTATTGGGCGTTGTCCGGTTAAATACATCACATCCATAATGTCCTTCATATCACCTGTGGCGCAGTCGTAGATTTTATCCAAGATATAATCTTCAATGTACACATCACGGTAATTCACTTTGAATTTTTTAACCCCTGTTGATGGGCTGATCTTTTCAGTGTAACCCCATTCTCTTGCCATGCTCCAAATGTGGCCAAATAACCCAACTTCGATATTTGCGGTTGGTTTAACGTCTTTTCTCCAATCTAAATATTCACGGATGTGTATAGGCTGTATTTCATCAAGGGTAAATGGTGGATCTTGGAAGTATTGGCGTAATTTCTTTATTGCCTGAATGTTTGAGTTTCTAGTGTTCTTTGCTTTTTTAAGCGGCACAATTTCTTTTTCATATCGCTCAAGCACTTCAATAAAAAGGATATTATCTTTTTTCGTCAGATACTGCATATTCAGCTTTGCTGCTTCCAGAATAGCAATATGCTTATCTTTACCTAAAGCAACTTCTTTTTTATCTGCCATCGTGTAGTAGTAATAAACCACGATTGAGCCATCCGCTCTTTTTCGATTCCGACACACTAAACCTTGTGGTAATCCTTGATTAATTCGTTTTCTTGGACGTGCCATAATATCCCCCTTACTAACTTAATACTGCAGACCGCCTTCTTTCCTTTGTTTGTGTAATCGGCTGCGCTTTCTCACCTTTCAAAATTTTGTCACCATCAGATCGTAACACAAGCGGGAATTTTCTATTTCCTTTTGGATGAAGAAAAGGAATTCCGAATTCATTTAAGCTTTTCATCTGATATTTAGGGCAAACATATCCAGTTATTAACGCTAATAATTCTGGACTGCAGTATTCATCAAAAAATTCTCTTCCCATATTTACTCCAATAAAAAACCGCCCATAAGAGCGGTGGTTTGTTAATATTGTTGTGTCTGTTCGGTGTGACAGATTTTGCCGTCACAGTCCTGATTAAGATTTAGGGCGTGCGCCATATACACCACAAATGCACACACGAGCGTAATGATTAATTTGTTCATTTTCTGTT